GCATCCACTCCGCCCGTTTCCGACAAGGGGAAGTCCCCACAAAAGAACAAAGACGAGAAGCCATTCTCGCAATACTCAATTCCGGAGATTACCCGCGCACTAAAGCGCCTTTCTGGATTCAAGGTGTTGACACCCAAGCAGGAACGCGACAAGGAAAGTCTGCAGGAATGTTTGAACAGCGCCTCGAAGACGGAACCCTCGACCCCCATTGTATGAGGTATAAAATTGAGCGAGACATAAAGAAGGATTCCTCACCAGGGTTTCCTTATGTCAAGCTCGGTTCAACCAATGCGGTGGTGTTAGAGGATTATGGTACACTGGTTTGGAGAATTGTGGTTGAGAGGTTGAACGTGTGGCTAAGTTACGACGGAGATTGGAACATGTCCCCCGAAGAATTAGTCCAAAAGGGTTTCTGTGACCCCGTCAAGATTTTTATCAAAGACGAACCCCATAAAATGTCCAAAATTCAAGAAGGTAGACTGCGAATCATTTCGAGTGTGTCACTTGTTGATCAGATAATTGAACGTCTGTTACATTACGTTCAAAATAAGACAGAGATTGAGTACTGGGACCGAATTCCATCGGCTCCTGGTATGGGTTTGCATGATGACGGGTTGTTAGCCTTGGCTGATAACATGGAAGCTTTGCTGGGTGAAACAGGAGAAGTGATGTGTACAGATGTCTCAGGTTGGGACTGGTCAGTTCAGGAGTGGGAGTTGCAAGATGATATGGAGTTGAGGTGGCGTTTAGCGCAAGAGCGTGAAGACAGCGATTTTGCACATATGTGTCGAGTTAACGCCATGGTCGTGGCCAATTCGGTGTATGTTGACCCAGAAGGTTGCATGTGGGCTCAAAAATGTAAGGGAATTCAGAACTCCGGTAGGTACTGTACTTCTTCAAGTAACTCTCGAATGAGAGTCTTGTTGACTGTTATGGGACGAATCCGTGCAGGTTTGAACCCTCTCGTCAATGGTCACTGTGGAATCAAAGCAATGGGCGACGATTCCGTCGAGGTTGCATTCCCCAGAATCGTAGAAGAGTTTGTTAAGCTCGGACACAAGATCTCAGAAAATACACTCTGCACAACGCTAGAGGGCTTAGAATTTTGCTCTCATCGTTGGTTAGCATCGAGATATGCGAGACCTGTGGCCCCAGCTAAAACAACCTTTAGGTTCTTTTCACGACCAGAAGGAGAGGAAGACTTGCTCGGTCTTTGGGGTCAATTGGCGTGGTACTTGCGCCACCTAGACTCACCTGAAATGAGGACGACAGAGCAATTGGCAATGGCCCGCATTGACAGGGCCATAAAAGTTTGACCAACTGGTTGAACAACTCTAGAG